GTCCCTTCGGCGGAGGCGGTGCCTTGGGCTTTGGTGACATAACTGGCGTTGCTGCTTGATCTGTAGCAACGTTGGCATTGGCTGATATGCCAATGCGTTCAAATAATTTAGGAATTTTTTTCTCTACCACTGCTGCCTCCCTGCGTATATGTATTTTATAATACTTTTAGAGAGTCTGCAAATTTTTAGGCAAGAATATTTGACGCAGTTTAACCTTGTACCCAATAATAAGGTTGGCTGCCATCCACATACTTCTGCAGATCATCGATCAACTTGGCCATGTCTTCTTTGGCTTCTGCTTTGAGTTGTTGGCCGTTGAGTGTGGTGCCGCCGCCCGGACCGGCGATTGAATTGAATTTTTCGCGTGCTTCGCCAATGATCTGTTTGCACACAGCATAGGTATAATCACGGATCCAAGGTAGTATACGATAGTCGCTCAGCAGTTGTATTTCAGGTCGCATCTGATCGCACCAAAGTAAAATAACTTCGCCTTCGCCCTTGGGATAGTTTATGATATGTAAAACCTTGGTCACAGGATTGTAGGTATAGTTGATAAATCCACCAAACATACGTGCGGCCTGCTCTACATATTGGGTGTAAAAATCGTAGGTGGCCAAACCGCCAGAATAGTTAAAGTTCAGCAGGTAAGTGTTCATGATGGCACTGCTGAAAGGATCGAAACTTTGGCTAAAAGGGCCCTGGGCAAATCCTATGGTCCTGCGAAAGATCTGACGTACATTGTAGATCTCCTGCGGCAAGGTATAGTGTGTCAGATCGCTCTGCAGGGTAATAAAGTTGTAAGCTTCTTCGTATGCGTTTTGAGCACGTTGTCTATAGGTCAAAATCGCTTGTTCATAGGCCACTTCATAGTCTGGAGCATTGAGTTCTACATCAACTAAGTTGCCGCCCAAGCGGGTGTTGACATAGTCAAATACTTTGGATTTAAGATTGGTCAGTGTATCACTCATAAAAAAGCCCTGTGCTGTATTTAGCACAGGGCTGGATACCTCAGACCTTAGTTTACCAAACTTTAAGGATTATGAGATTTTCGTTGAAACGCCCGTTGAGTTTGATTTCTGTGGCTTTGATATCTTTAAAATACTTGCGAGCACCGGGCTTGCCACCCGCAAACAATGCCTTCAGTTGATCCGCTGGTTTCCGTAGAGTTTTGCTGACACTTAGATTGGCATCAAACCCGATTATGGTGTTGTTTTTCACCGTCATGGAGCCCACGTGAGAGTCTGCCACATAATGTTGTAGTTTGCGTTTGGTTGTGTCGTAAGTGTAAAACTCACTGCAGTCTGCTAGTTTAGTAGCGGGCTCCGAAGTCAATTTCAACTCTGGGAACGACTGTAGGTATTTCAATTTACGAACTATCTGATCGGGCGTTTGTTTTTTCTTAGCCCTGGGTTTGCGTTCTACTTTTTTGATCTGCACATAACTGTCGCAGTCGGCTACCACTAACTCGCAAAACTTCAGCATCTGTTTCAGTTCGTTTTTACCCCAACGGCTGTAGCCTTCGACCAACTGAGCATCTTTACCTTCCAGCACTTCTGTCAGTTCTTGGACCTTGCTGGCGAAAGGATCGCGCACTTGATTGATGTGCGTGGGTTGAACATTCATACCGCGTATGATGGTCATGGGCTTGTGGTTGTTAAGATTTAGTTTCACTTCAGCGGCTGTACAGAAATCATCGTACATGGCTTCTAATTCACCAGCGGCTTCGACGGCTTTGTCGCGCAGCCGATCCTGTATATTGGGTTTGACTATTTCTTCGTCTTTGACCTCTTTCTTTATCTGTTCTTTCAGTGCTTTGAGACGATTGATTTCTGTGCTGACATGCAGTTCTTCGTGCTCACTTAGTTGCAGACCCACTGTGGTCATGCGAGCCAACCAACCTGTCACGTGTTTGAATTCATAGTCGCTGACACCTTTAATGCGCTTGGCTTCTGCGGCGCGGCCATTACGTTCTAGATAATCCAGCAGAAATTCTTTGCTGTCTTTGCGTTGGAAATTGTAGTTATACCAATTGATGGCGTGTAATACGGCAGATGCACGTTTGTCATCCTCGGGCTGGATTCTCCATTCGGGTTCTGCGCCAACATTTTTAAGATCACCGTCTCGCGGTTTCAGCAGTTTTATGGCTGCGGATTTTGATGTACTGGTTCTGACCATTGATTACCTCACTTTTTGCTTAATTTAGCCAAGAATATATGCTTTTCTAATTCTAACAGATTAGTGTTTATTTTGTCAACCAATTCTTGATGTTTTGGTAAAACCCTGTGTAGTCTACGCTGTTCCACTTCGATGTTGCTGAGTTCGGCTATAAGATGATCTATGGCCCTGATGATGCGGTGCCCGTCGGAGCCCTGCTCCAGACCCCGTAAATATTGGCGTAGCAGGGCTTCTACACTATTCCAATCTTCTGCTTTTTGAATTACCAATTGTGTCATAGTACGATAATACACAAAAACGAATATTTGGTCAAATACTGGGCTACCAAAAAACCGCTAAATATCTATTATGCCCAAACTCAGTCTTTACCGCGAGAATTTCACCAACGATTACAAATGGTTTGACCGCAGGATTAGCGAACAATTTACTGTGGGCTGTGCCACGGTATTGATACACAAGTATGTGGGGCCTATCAATCAAGGCACCAGCAATGATGCCACACAACCCGATTACCTAAATCAAAGCGTCAACAACATCCAAGATCTGTTGTACCTAGAAAACAGAGATCGCAAGTATGATACCACGGTCTATAGACTGCGTATGCATCATACCATGCAGAACATAGACTTTGATCTAACACAGTTTGGTCTATTTCTCAACAACGACACACTATTCTGTACAGTACACAAAACTGACTGCGTCAATACCATTGGCCGACTGCTGATGTCGGGTGATGTTATTGAAATGCCTTACCTCCGTGAGTTTTATCCATTGAACTATGATGAAGTACAGGCCAGTCTCAAAAGGTACTATGTGGTACAGGACACGGCCAATGCTGCCGAAGGATTCAGCCCCACATGGTATCCACACCTATGGCGTGTCAAGTGCGAGCCATTGGTAGACAGTCAAGAGTTTGCACAGATACTGAATCAGCCCGAGGATCAGACCAACTACTTTGGACCTTGGGGCAAGACCATCGCTTACTTTGAAGGTGATCGTGTTACCTTTGGTGATAAGAATTACATAGCAAAACAAGATGTACCCACTGGTATGGCTCCCACTGGCAAGGACGACGATCCTTATTGGGGCTTAGATCCAGATCAGACTTTCAAAGATATGATGTCTACTTACCAGAAGAACATAGACATCAACAATGCCATCTTAGCACAAGCAGAAGCCGAAGTTCCCTTGTCTGGGTACGATACTGTGCCTTTCTATATTGTGCCCACTACCGTCGACGGTGAACCTTTGGGTTCTACCTATACCGCAGATCAAACACTGGTCAACAGTTCACAAACAGATATACCTTCATCTTCTGAAAGTATCACACCCAGAGACAATGCTTGGACCATGGGTTATCTCACCGGAGACGGACTGCCTCCCAATGGCGCACCTGTAACTCCTGGTGTGGTGTTCCCACGCAATCCCAGAGAAGGCGATTTCTGTTTACGTTTAGATTACATGCCCAATAGACTGTTCCGTTTTGATGGCGCACACTGGGTCAAGTTTGAAGATCGTGTTAGAACCAATATCACACCCAGCAATACCAACGATACCGAGCACTATGGCTTTTATAACAATCCCGGTGATATTCCAACCACGGATCGCGGTGAGATTCCACGTAAACAATCATTATCTAAAGCACTGCGGCCCAAGGACGATAACTAATAGTCATGGCTAATAATCTCGTACCTTACTTTTATGACGGGCAAATCCGTAGATTCATGCTTCAGATTGCTCGTGCATTCAGCAACTTCCAGTGTGAGTATGGTAAAGATCAAGAAGGTAATCCAATACTGGTGAGAATACCATGTATGTACGGCAATGCTTCTAGACAAGCAGCAGATATCATAGCCAAGAACACTCAAAACAATTTACCTGCAGCGCCACAGGTAACTTTTTATATCTCAAATGTTAAGTATGCCAGAGAGCGTGTGCAGGATCCTACCTTTACTGGCAAGATTGCTGTGCGGCAGAGAACCTATGACGATGTAACCAATACCTATGAGCGCACACAAGGCAATGCGTTTATTGTAGAGCGCATGATGCCTGTGCCATAT